AACGGATGAACATGTCTCGAAATGCGATCTATGAAAATCTTGCAAAAGATACTGAGCTTGTTGCAATGCTTCAGCAGGCAAAGGATGAATTTATTGACTTTGCAGAGAACAAACTCGTTGAGTCTGTAAAAAAAGGAGACTGGAAAGCAATCGAGTTCACACTGCGAACCATTGGAAAGAATCGCGGATATGCGGAACGTCAGGAAATTACTCACCAAGGATCACAGCCAGTTCATATTGTATTCGAAGATAACGATGCCGATTGTAAAAGTCAAGAGATCACAAAAACAAAAGATAGCCTGGAACCTTCTCAATGATCGAACGACCACTGAATTGTTATATGGTGGTGGTGCGGGTGGAGGAAAGTCTTGGATAGGTTGTTTTTGGCTGATTTGTTCTGCGTTGCAGTATCCAGGAACTCGATATCTTCTAGGCAGAGCTGTGCTCAAAAATCTTAAGGATTCAACACTGCTCACGTTCTGGGATGTTTGCAAACATCTTAAGCTCGTTGCAAATGTAGATTATGTATACAATGCACAGAATAACGTCATTCGTTTTTTCAATGGTAGTGACGTGTACTTGAAGGATCTCGAATTTTATCCGTCTGATCCTGAGTTCGATTCATTGGGTTCGACGGAGTACACGTATGCATTTATTGACGAATCGCAACAAATTGTAGAAAAGGCAAAGAATATCGTTATGTCAAGATTGCGTTATAAGCTCGATGAATTTGGTTTGATACCGAAATTATTAATGACATCCAACCCTGCAAAGAATTTTCTATACTATGATTTTTATGTTCCGCACAAAAACAACACCCTCCAACCTTACAGGAAGTTTGTTCCTGCACTGGCTTCAGATAATCCGTTCATCAGTAAATACTATATCGAGAATCTTCAAAAGTTGGACAACAATACAAAGGAACGTTTGCTTTATGGTAACTGGGAATATGATGATGATCCTGCAAAGATGATCGAGTACGAGAAGATTCTTGACATGTTCACAAACAAGATCCAGCCCGGACCACAAAAATATATTATTGCTGATGTTGCAAGATTCGGGAAAGATTCATGTTTCATCACATATTGGGAAGGATTAATGTTGCAGCGTTGCCATACATTGCACAAATCGAGCGGACGAGAAACTCGTTTATTTATAGAGTCTTGGGAGCGAGAATTTCAGGTTCCGAGAAGTAATATTCTGCTTGATGATGATGGTGTTGGTGGTCCGGTACGAGATGAAATGCCAGGAGTTAAAGGGTTTGTCAACAATAGCAGTCCGATTCAATCATTGAGACAGAAAGAGAGTGGAGAGGACAAAGAAAACTTTGCAAACCTGAAAAGCCAATGTTATTTCAAGCTTGCGGATTATATCAATCTCGGTAAGATTGGCATTTATTCGGAGATACCAATTGAAATAAAAAAGTCATTGATTGAAGAATTGGAACAGGTTAAAAAACTAAATGTTGACAGGGATCAGAAACAAGCAGTAGTTCCAAAAGAAATCGTCAAACAAAGACTCGGTCGCAGTCCAGATGGATCTGATACACTCATGATGCGTATGTACTTTGAACTCCGTCAATATGTGAATCCAGTTGTTGCTGGAGCGATGCTGTACAATTGAAGATTTGTATATAAATCAATATTGGCAATTTTTCTATATCATGGTCGACCTATTTAGATTTTTGCGCAAAAAGGAAGCTAAACCTGCACAATTTCGCGATAATTCTCAAGAATTGAAGGCAAAAGAAGACTTTGTTAATGCGCAGGATTGGTTGCGCGCATTAGTATCTGGCGGTGTTGGTGGAATAAAGTCTAAATTTATTTCTGATGTTTACAAAACACGAATACTATATCCTCATGAAGAAATGCTTGCTGCGCGAAAAATATCAAGATATAATTCATACACAACTTCTGCGGTAAATAAGCGCGCAAGACTTCTCACTGGTGGAAAAGTCACGGTTGTATCTGACGATGAAGAAACACAGAACTGGTGCAATAAAATCATTGTTGATACAAATCTAGGATCTTGCGTTTCAAATGACATGTCTCCAGATCTAGTTATTACAGGCAACGGTTATTCTGAACGAATCAGAGATGAACAAAAACGTATCATATTCTACGATTATCAAGCAACACCTGAACGTATGTATATCGACATCGACGATAAAGGTTTTGTTAAAGCATACTTGCAGGAAACTCCGGAGAAAATATCGGGACAAGATTACGGGACAATCAGATATTACGGAGATAATCGAAAAACTATCAAGGGAAAATTAATCGATAAGGATAAAATATTTCATCTTCGACTTGGTAGATCTGAAATACCAATATATGGTCGTGGTCTGGCGTGTTCCGCCATAAATGATTTTGAAATACTTCTCGAGATTGAACGTGCTCTTGCTGTTATTGCGAGATACAAAGCAGTTCCTAAAAAATTAATCATGTTGAATCGTGGCGACGAACTGAATGGAGGAAAAGCTGCTGAAACGTATGCGAATCAAATCAGTAGTTTATCTGATACGGACAATCCAGTTATTCCAGAAGTTGCACAGGTTGCTGATTTATCATACAACGGAAAAGATATCAGTTTCGATAATATTTTGACATACTTCACAAAAAAATTGACAATTGCAATTGCTCCTTCATTCATAATGCAGGGCGATGCGAACACATACTCAGCATCAGACGGGCAAATGGAAGTTTTCATTCTCGAAGTTCAAGGAGAACGAGAACAGGTTGCAAATTCATTGAAAAAGGAATTGCGTTTGATTGCAAAGTCACATGGTAAAGTATTGAAGGATTTCGAAGTCAAATTTGGAGATCTTGATCTTGGTCAGACGAAAGCAAAGATGGATCGAGCGAAAGAGTTGTATGTTTCAAACATAATAACATTGAACGAAGCGCGTGAAATCATTGGACTGCCTGAAGATGATGAAAATGGCACTTTCTATTCAAATGAACTTGGTGCGCAATCATCTTTGTTTGGCGCATCATCTCCGGTTGAAGATCAAACGTTGTTCCCTGAAATACCTGCGAAAGATGCAGAAGAAAAACTCAAGAAACAGGTGGCTGTCAAATGAGTATAACTGGAGACATGCACGTTGCAAAGAACAGACAGAAAACTTTTCCAGTAACTGTTACGGATTCACTCGGAGCACCAATAAATCTCACTGGTCAGACGTTATATTTCACAGTTAAACGCGTTCTTGACGACGATCTTACTGATGCAAATGCAGTCATCTCTAAAAATATCACGAATCATAGTGATCCAACAAACGGAATATCCAGCGTTGTAATTTTGTCAACGGATACAAGTTCACTTGAGGTTGGAAAATACTTTTTTGATTTACAGTTTGGTGCAAACAAACTTCCTTCGGGTAATGGTAATTTTTACATTGACCGACCAACAAAACTCGCATAAAATGATGTCTTATGACGACAGACCAGGAAATCAACGTCACGATTCAAAATGCTCCTGCGTTGAATGTGACAGTAGCTGATGAGCAACCAATAAATGTCTCTATCGCAACAGGTTTTCAGGTCGGCAACATTGGAGGATCAAATCGCAATGTTGAGTTCAATGATGGCGGTGTCTGGAACGGTTTTGGAGATTATGACAAAGCTACTGGAATTCTCACAGTAAATTATTTTTTAGGAGATGGTCATCTTCTTACAAATGTAAACGCATCATCTCTTTCTAGTGCGACACTGGACACTGATGGAACGTTTACTGCTAATTCTGACGCTAGAATTCCGTCACAGAAAGCAATCGCAACATATGTTGCAGCTCACAGTGGCGGATCCGGTACTTCAGTGTGGCAAAGAAATGGAACTGTGTTGTCTCCTTTAAATTCGGGAGATACTGTTGATTTATTGACAGGAACATTGACAGCATCACAATTATTTTCAAATAATTATCAAATCATTTATTTGACGAGTTCGAGTAATTATTCAGACGGTTTGCGAATATACAAACGCGGAGCTACTGGAGATAATACTGCATCAATCGCGAGTGGTGGTGAACTCGGATATCACTCATTCTATGGTTGGGACGGAGTTGGTTATAATAGAGGAGCAGTTGTTGTTGTTAAGGCAACAGAAGCG